CCTACACCGACGCCACCGCATTTAAACAGGCAATGCAGGGTGTTATCCTGTACTATGAATTAGCGAACCCTATCGTAACCGATATTTCAACCCTAATACCCGATGACTTCCTGCGAAACATGGAAGTCGAAGCAGGGGGTTCAGTGACATTCAAAAACAGCAATGGTGACAGCTATTGCATACCCGTGCCATCAGAGGAAGAGTACGTTGTAAAACTAAGTGAAGTAGGAGGTAGCGTATGACGGATTTACAAAAGAAAATGGCTGACAAGCTAGGGTTGACCCCTGATGATTTTCAGCCGAAAAAAGCCACGAAAGTTGACGAGCTAGAAGCACAGGTGCTATATACTGCGCTGATGACAGACACGCTGATCGAGGAGAGTGACGACAATGTATAGAAAAGTCAAACGTTTGTACGATTTAGGGCTGTACACTGCTGAACAGGTCAAGGATTTTGCTGACAGGGGCAAGATAACCCCTGAGCAGTATGAAGAAATCACAGGGCAGAAATACGAAAGCGAGGTAGTAAAGTGAAGTACATAATAATGCTGATGATTGTGATAGGGCTTGCACTGGCTGATTTTGCCACAGGCTGGATAAAAGCCTATTGCAAAGGTGACGTTAGGTCGTCAAAGATGCGCAAGGGCGGTCTGAACAAACTAGCCGAAATAGTTGTCATGGGCGTGGCTATCGGGTCTGAGATAGGATTTGAGCAGCTGGGTCACTACTACGGACATAGCGAACTGGCAGGCATTGCAGGCACTATCACCGCACTAGCCGTTTTCGGATATATATTCACTATGGAAGTTGTTTCCATACTAGAAAACTATGGTGAAATTAATCCGCAGGCGCACTGGATAAACAAAATAGTGGCAAAATTTGGAGTTTTTAAGGATAAGGAGGACTAACTATGGCAATAACATTCGACGAATTTGTAAAGAAATACAAGGGCAAAGGTGTTGATTTTGACAAAGCATATAATGTACAATGCTTTGACCTGGCTAATCAGTATAACAGAGATGTTATCGGGTGCGGAATGTTCACAGGTATGTATGCGAAACAGATTTACGAAGATTTCGACAAGCAGGCGGTCAAGGGCTATTTCACAAAGATAAAAAACACCCCGTCATTCGTGCCAAAAAAGGGTGATATCGTGGTATGGGGCGGTAGTCTGAACGGCGGTATTGGCCACGTTGCCATAGCCACAGGCGAGGGCAACACAAAATATTTTTACAGCTACGATCAGAACTGGTTAGGCAGAAATGACCCATGCACAAGAACCTATCACAACTATAACCATGTCTTGGGCGTTCTCCGTCCGAAAAATCAGAGCGTTATCAATCCACCCACACTGGAGACGAAAGGCTATAAGAAAGGTGCGAGCACAGACGGGTCGTATGCCCTGAAACAATTGCTAATCCTTGACGGCGCAAAGCTGGACGATAATGCAATCATCGGCAAGGGCACTGTCAGTGCTATCAACAGCCGACTGTCAGCATGGGGATACAGACCGAACGGCATTGCAGGCAAGAAATTCATCAAGAAACTGCGTGAAAAAATCAAAAAAAATAGTCGCATAAAATTCTCATAAAATTCGCACAAATTTAGCCGTCAGAGCGTTTGCCCTGGCGGCTTTTTTTATTGCGAATACACAGTTATTGCAGTACCTTATGGATCGTGCTGATATCATTATCATCACGTTCAGCGTTCACAAAGATTGTATTTAGCCATTTCACCTGATAGCCGTTGTTGGTATGATATCCGTGGAAATGCGCACGTCTGATGTGTGGTGCTTTCGGTGCGCTGTGACCTTGTGGGCTATGCTGATCGCCGACAGCGAATTTTGTAGGATTGCACAAATATAAGATTGATTTTTGTGCATATTTTCAGAGCGAAATTTCAGCGTGCACAAAATTCCGTGTCATATTTCATGTCATATATTTATTATTTTTGGTGGTATTTTATTATTTCTACGCATATTTTAGCATTTTAGAACATAAAGAAAACCGCCTATCTACGCCATTTGACGTAAACAAGCGGTTTTTCGTATGGTGCGGGTGACAGGACTTGAACCTGCTATAATCAGCTTTCAATGCACGATTTTACGCTATTTTGCATTTTTCGTGTCATGTTTTGTGTCATATACGCTTTGAAAATAGTCGTCGATAACCTTATCGACACGTTGGCGATCATCATCGAAAGTCTGCTGATAAACTGACCTTAGTGTGCTGGTATTACTCCAACCACCCCGCTCCATTGCGTATATATCGGGAATATTCAGCTTCGCCATAACGCTGGCGCTTATGTGTCTCAGGTCATGAAAAGTAATGCAATACCCTGCTGACCTTGTAATTTTTACGAGCTTGTCATATATTTGCTTAGGGTTGTACTGCACAACATAATCATCAAGGTTGAGCTCCAATGCGTCAATCAGCTCAACAAGTGGCTTGCCAAGTCTTACTTGTCGATTACTCTTATATGTTTTCGCTTGCTTCTTTACTGTCAGCTTATTGCCAACCATAACACGCACCTGTGACAGTGTTAAGATATCTCCAGCTATATCCTTGCGGCGTATTCCCTGTATCTCTGACATTCGCAATCCGCCCCACACTGCAAGCAACACTGGTATTTCAATATCTGTGCCACGAAACAGTTCAATAATTGTTTCGGCGTCAGGCAAGCTTTTAAACGTTCTAGTTTTTTGTGGCAAGCGTATTTTGCCCAATTTTATATCAACATCATGATAGGTCATTATCGCTGTGAAGAAGCCATATATATTTCTTACAGTTTTCGCAGATCTTACGACAGCAATGCTGTTCACCCAATCTTGCACAAGTTGTGGCGTAATATCATTTAACCGCATATTTGCAAATCTGTCAAAATGATTTTTAAGTTCCGACTTATATTCATGTATCGTGGTAGGCGATAGAACAGGTGTTTTAATCTCAATGTATTCCTCTGCAGCTTGCTGAAACGTTTTTTCGTCCTCGCTTTGTTGAGTGCTGTTCAGCCACTCTGCTGCCATTAACTCGGCTTCTTTCTTGGTTTTGGCCGTGAACGATTTGTACTTCCCTGTTGCTTTGTCATATGCCCTAACACGATAGTTTCCGCTAGGCAGTTTTTTTGCTGTTGCCATGTAAAATTCCTCCTAAACATCTTGACAAAATTTTGATTTTATGCTAAGATAATAGGGTACTACCCTACTGTCCATTTGCTGTGGTTTGTCGGTGTTGTACACGCCCTCACAGGTCGCACTGTGGGGGCATTTTTTTATTGCGGTATGTTTTATCCGCCACACACCTTGCAAGGCTTATAGCCTGCATTTTGTGCGTCCTGTAGGTTCATTGGCGTGCAGGTATCATCATAGTATCTGCATGATTTGTTGTGATACTTGTCGCCCGAAGCCGTGATATACACGATTGTTTCGGCTGGGTACTGCGTGGTAGTTGTCACAGGGGGTGCTTCGGTGGTGGTTTCAGGCTCTGCGGTGGTGGTTGTCGTCGTGGTGGTAGTGGTAACTTTTTCGCCCATATCCACTGTGATTGTGATAGGGTCAGATGTCACACCGTCATATGTGGCGGTCACGTCCGCAAAGCCGTCTTTCAGGGGGATCACCGCATATGTGATGTAGTATGTTGATTTTTTCAGATATGTTATTTGGCAGACGTCTGAATTGCTATTGATAATCTTCACGTCTTTTGGGTCGATATCTTTCGCACGTTTTTCACCTTTGATTTTTAAATCAATTTCAAAATCTTTGTCATATCCTGTCATTGTGACCGAATATTCATTTTTCTGCCATTCCACAGTGGTGGGGCGTTTATAGCCCAGCAGCCGTGATATGCCCACAACTATGACCGATATAACGCAGAACGCAACTATCATCATCAGGCAACCGCCCTTTGACGTGCCACTCGTCTTTTGGCCGTGAGAACTACGACTTGACGACTTCCTGCCACCCGACGTTGATACATATGACAGCCCCGTTCCAGGTATACCGACAGACTTTGTGCGCCGCCCTGAGCTGTTGACAGTGTATCGTGCGCCCTTTCCACCGACACTCATGCTGACAGATTTTTTGCCGATGTTCAGCTTCGCGCCATTGCCAAGTTTGATTGATTTTCTAAAACGTAATCCCATGCTTATGCTCCTTCTTCTATGTAGTACAAAAATGCGGACAGGTTTAAAATTCCTATTGACAATCGTCGTAATATAGGATATACTAGATACATCGAACAAATGTTCTGTAATAATTATATCAGCTCTGGGTATGCTAACCCCGAGGTGATATAAAATGCCACTCTACGAAATTAAACTGAAAGAATTGCGAAAGAGAGCACGTCTAACTCTCGTTGAGCTTGCGGAAAGAACAGGTGTTAGCAAATCCGCCTTGTCGAAAATCGAAACAGGTGAAAGTGTACCAAGAATAGACACCATAGTGCTTTTGGTAATTTTCTTCAAATGTGAACTTGCAGATTTGGTTGTAATTCACAAATAAATTCCTGTTTAGTGGAATTTTATTGCCAATATATTGGTCTTATTGTATTATTATGTGAAAAGGGAAAGGAATGGTCTAATATGAAGATAACAGACGAAGAGCTAGAAATGATTGAAAAGCTGAGATCCTTATCCCCTGACGGGTTAGAAAAGGCGCTAAACAAATTAGTTGAACTCGCCAAGGAACAAGGAGAGGATCTAAAGCAAAAACAAATAAAAGGTACATAGTTCTGAGCTGACTCATTTGAGTTGGCTTTTTTTATTTTACGTATTTATTTTTAAAATCATCAATCGCTGCTTGATATTTGCTATCCGCACATGACACACCACTGAATGAATATGTGCCGTCCGCTTGTTTTTCACTTTTCGTAGCAAAAACTACTTTGTTATCGCAGAAAACCCACCAATCTATATAATTTGGAGCACCATATTCACCAACCATGCCATCGCAAATGCCAGAACTCGTTGTTTCAAATCGTTGCATATTATTGTCTGCTGTATCGTTTGGGAGACTTACGTTGAATTGAATGCTATTTGAACCATTTGAATACGCCTTTACGTAAGTTCCATCGTCAGTTGAATAATCACCTAAAAACTCCATATCATTTGTTTCTGTAACTGATGAAGTCTCAGCTGCTGTAATTTCTGCAGTAGTAGTGACAGTAGTAGTTGTTGTTGACTCTGCGGTGATAGCTGTCGTCGTAGTAGTTTCGGCTGCAGTTGACGTTGTTGTACTATTATTATCACTGCTATCACTGCAAGCCGCAAAGCTCATTGACATTATAATAGCTACAAGACTTGTGATAACTTTCTTCATAAATTTTTCTCCTTTGGCTTTTTATTCTCGACTATTTTCGTTCGTCTATAATTTATATCGGCTATCACGTTTTTGGCAGTAACCTTATTTGCTGTTACATCAAACAGTATATATTTTATTTCATCATCGCTCTTATAAGTGATAGCTAGTATGTATTTTTTGTCCGACTCTGTTATAGTCTTTGTGCCGCCGCCCAACAAAGCACCAGCTGCTCCCAAAAGCATTCCTCCGGCGATTGCTCCTGTAGCATTGTCAAGATAATGCTTTTTGAATTGAGTTTGGTCAAGTATTTCAGCTTTTATTATTTTACTGTAAAACAGCGTTATTGGTGCACCGTAGTACATTACTAGCCGCTTACTGCATATCCAAACGCCACATTCTGCACCTTGTGGTATGTTTAAACCATATAAGTGTTCGAGAGTATATGACTTTTTACATTTGTACTTGTTCTTAAATTCGATTTCTTGTTCTCGTTCGGCAATTTGAGCGAGCTTTCTTTTCTTCCTTTGTTCCCTGGCATCGTCGTCAAAATACATAATGATACTGACAACAACTATAAGTGCTACAAAAAGACCTAACCACCAAAGCATATTTATCTATCCCTTCTTTGTATTGTTTTATGCATTTATTGCAACAATCACAGATATAGCAATGGTTGCTATACAGCCTACTATAAGTAGCACTATTGCGGCAATTTGCTCACTTTTGTTCTTACGAATGTCACGTTTGTAAACATATTCTTCGTAATTTGCCCCGTCTTCTCTGATGTGTCTTTCCTGCACTTTTAAAATTACCATTGTCAACGCAAACGCCGCAACAATGATAAGCAACACAAGTATTGTTTGGAGCATAACTACACCTCCCATTTAAAGTGAATTTAAAAATTTCTTGAAAATTTCCCTTTTCTCGTCTGAAAGACTCCTGATCAACTCAATTATTTTTATTTCCTCTGCAGATAGCTCAATGCCTGCAGAGGTTTTTTCTTTGCCTGTTAAAAGATAATCGGTAGAAACGCCAAAGTAATTGGCAATTAACTGTAGTGTTTCTGCATTAGGTACACTGCCACGCTTTTCCCAATTGACAAAAGAGTTTTTACTAAGCTTTAAATCTGTAAGCATTTTGTTCTTGCTTATTCCCTTTTCGTGAAGCAATTCTGTTAATGTACTTATAAATTCATTCATTTTTATGACCGCCTTGTAAATTATGTAACAAATGAACAAATATATCGGTCTTATTTTGTAATATACGCCAATATTTCATCAAATGATGAAATAAGCCTTGACATTCCTCAATTGATGAAATATAATAAGTTTGTAAAAGAAATTATACAAAAAAGACAACACAAAACCAAGCCATATTGAAAGTCCCAATTTTCAAAATAGCTCGTTTATATTATATTTGGTCGCACTTATATAATAGCTCAATTTGACTTGTTTGTCAAGGTTCTTTTACAAAATTTATGTGTTTTGGAGGTGAACATTTTAAGAATGAACTATCAGAATTTCGTAGCAAAAGTCTATGCAGAACTTAAACTTCGTCGCATGACGAGAAAAGATCTCGCTAAGCTGACAGGTTACAGCGAGAACACAATAAACGTGTTCATGAGTAACACAGATAGCCGAGATCGCTCAGATAACGTGGCGAAAGCTATTTCAGCGGCTCTGCACATAGAGCTTTAGAGAGGAGAGGGAGAACAATGTACGGCAAGCTTATTGTCCACTATTGTCAGGACAATCACGTAACTTACAAGGAATTTGCTAAGCTGTGTGGCGTAAACGTGAGAAGCATTTATCGTTGGATAAACGGCTCAACGATAAAGGACAAGGCAACGGAACTCAAGCTTTGTGAACTTCTCGGTGTTGAGATACCACAAGCAAAAGAAATCTTTGACGACACATCAGACATATTCTACATCTTCCCCGAGGAAAAGCAACCGACAAAGGTCATTCAGATCGGTGAAGATTATTACGCAATGCTCCGTGAACTTGCGTTCAAAAGCAAAACGTCACTGAGATATGTTGCGGAAATGTGCATTGACTTTGCTGCGGCAAGATACAGAGGGTGAAAACAATGCCAGCAAAGAATAGCGAAGGACTTACAAACATGAAAAAAGGCGAGGCCGTAGAAAGGCATTACAAAAATGATACGATGTATGAGGTCTATGACAAAACAGACCCTGCACACTGCATTTTCATAGGGCTTTTTGACACATTGGAGGAAGCCGCCAAGGCTGCAAAGAGGCACAAAGAAAGCTTCCCCAATGCAGAGATATGGGCATATGAAATGATAAGGGAGGACTAAAAATGCCTGCAAAGAAAATGACAGCCAATGACGTGATGTCAAAACGGCTGAAATCTATCAGAGCCGACAACGATATTACACAGGCAAAAATCGCAAAACGGCTGAGCATGACACAGACAGCCGTAAGCAGGTGGGAACGGCAGTTCGGCACCATGAACGCTGAACAAATCGTAACGTACTGCAAGATAATCGGGGCGAACCCCGAAGAAATCTTTGCGGAGTATTGCAAGGAAAGGAGTGTAAAAAAATGAACAGTCTAATAGCAGAATTGGAAATTATCAGACATGTGTCAGCCATAGCGTTGTGTGTGGCACTTTTCGCACTGGCGGTATATGGACTGTATCGAAACATCAAAGAAACCGCAGAAGACACAGTTCGTGAAGAGCTGGAGCAGGCGATCAAGGAAGCTTCAAAGCCTGTTGTCAAGGTCGAGATTTCCACAAAGGGCAGGTGGTAAAATGGCGGATAGTACATTCATAGCCTGCATAATAGGCGCAACAATCGTGATTCTGGCGGTTTTCTATGCCGTGATACTGTTCATAGCATGTATTATAGACCAGCACAAATGGGAACAGAAACGTAGTAGCTGTGATGATGATAGCCGTGACGAAAACAGCGATGGCATAGTTTAGATTTGCAATGCAACGGATTTGCTATGAATAGCATTGGCTATGGCAAAGCGAACCTGTGAACGACTGCGAAATGCGAAGGTGTTGATTTGAACAGCAAAGCAACGGCCTAGCGTCGATAAGCAACGGCAAAGCTGTGAGGTGAGGAGCTAGGGCTAGGTATGCACAGCACCGTTTAGATAGGCAAAGGCGAAGTTAAACTGAGTTTCGATAAGCAATGGCGAGGCGAAGTTTTGACACGCAACGAGAGGTAAAGGCATAGCAGGGCGCAGATTGGCGGGGTTATGCAAAGGAAATGCAATTCGTGGAAACGCAATTCGATGAAACGCAATGGCCTGGCAAAGGATTGACACGCTAGGGCTAAGTACAGCGTAGTGCGGCTTTGATTAGCCATGGCATTGCTACACACGGTGCGGCCATGCATGACACAGCAACGGAATAGCAAAGGCATTGAGAAGCATAGCGACGCAAGGGCATAGCAGTGATTAGCAAAGGAACTGCAGTGACTAGCAAAGGCGTAGTTCGGCACAGTATGGCGTCGAAAAGCAAGAAAAAATAAATTTAACGTAACGGAGGTCAAAAACATGAAAAAAATCAAAGTAAAGTTGACGTTCACCGAAGAGATTCTGGGAACGGCAAACGCAACAACCACAATTCACGATGAGTACATCGCATCGAAAGCACCCGATGCAAAGAGCCGTGAGGAAGAGATAGCCGCGCTTGGCGTGGCTGAGGTAGTTGAAAAGTCTATGACGGTATTCCCGACACTGGAAGACGGCACACCATTTCTGTGGGACTATCAAATCAAAGGATTTTTCAAGGACGCTTGCGGTGTTCTGAAAAAGGTATCAGGCACGGCAAGCTCAAAAATCAAGGCGTACAAGAAAGAGATTGACGGGCTTGTCTTCGTCGAGGAGCGCAAGATACCATACGAATTCAAGGGCGGTATGGGCGAGTGTCAGAGGCCGTTGAGAGCAAGCACGCCACAGGGCGAACGTGTTGCACTGGCACATTCTGAGACAGTGCCTGCAGGAGCGACAGTCGAGTTTACTATCGATATTCTAAAAGACGATATGGAAACAGCCGTAAGAGAGTGGCTGGACTACGGCAGGCTGAGAGGTATCGGTCAGTGGCGTAACAGCGGCAAAGGCCGTTTTGAGTGGGAGGAAATCGAGAATGAATAAGAAATTCACTGACGAGGAAATCGTAAAGGCGGCGGAATGCTGTGTAGAAAATGACTGTGGGAATTGTCCCATTTTCGGGACCAGTGGTTGTAGACTCTTTTTTGCAGAGTACATAATCAATACCACCAAACCAGCATTTGATTGGGACGGATTTATAGCTGGCAAGTTTACAGTTCGTCTAAAGACACAGACAGATTATGACACGTTTATGCGAGAATGCGAACAGCGTGAACTAAATTGGGGTCCAGAAAAACCTACGGAAGTTAATACTTGGCCGTACTATCGTGACAGTACCTCAATACATTGCTGGTCAAAGGATAAAAAATTATCATATGGCGATTATTTATCTTCGCAAGTCCCAGTTGTTGCATATTCTGATAAACAGACAGACTCACACGCAAAAGTCGGCCTAATTGGCAAGGAATTCAATAAATTGCTGTTGGATATTGCTGGATTGCTTTCCACTATGGACAAACAATGTACAGCTGCATATAATGCGGGCATAAGTTGCCAGAAGTTAAAATCATTGATAAGGTCGGATGGTGAGCATAGTGACTAACTACTCTTGCCTTGATTGCAAGCACCTGAAAGGCTGTTTGGAGAGTAGCAGGCGTTACCCATGTAAAGATTTTAAGCTGGCAGAGCCAGCGTTATTGGAAAGGAGAGGGCGAAATGACAGCAATCGAAAAGTTGAACAGCATAATCACAAGCGTTGATACTCTTGCACAAGTAGCCGATGATTGCAACTTCCCTGCCGTCAGAGCAATATACAATGCAACCGCAAGCGGACGTATTGAACTTTTCGCACGCGATGACGATTTCAAGGCACTTGCAGATGCAGTATATTCGCCACTGCACACTGTTACATCATACAACCATATTGGTGATGATGTTTACAAAACAACCGAGATGTGGTTTTGCTACAAAGACCACATATTCACAATGATAAGAGAGGAGAAATATAATGGATGAAATCATCGACATAAATCAGGCGGAAATCAGACAGATACCTACTCAGACACAGACACAGCTTGCATCGCATACTGACACGGGAATTATCTCAGACTTCCGCAAATATTTCAAAATGGCAAGCGAACTGTGCAAAGCGGACATCATACCGCAGGCGTACAAGGGCAAGGTCGCTGATACCGCAATAGCCATTGACATGGCTAACCGCATGGGCGTAAGCCCGATGATGGTCATGCAATCAATGTACGTGGTCAAAGGCAAGCCAAGTTGGAGCGGACAAGCTTGCCTGAGCTTTATCCGAGCAAAATTTACAGACGTAAAGGTTATTTACGTCGGTGCAAAAGGTACTGATGACAGAGGCTGTTACGTCAAGGCAACTGACAAAGACGGCGATGTACTTGAGGGAACGACAGTTACAATGTCAATGGCAAAGGCTGAGGGGTGGTACTCGAAGAAAGATAAGTACGGAAACGAAACGTCAAAATGGCAGACAATGCCCGAACAGATGTTAGCATATCGTGCAGCATCGTTCTTTGCGAGGGTTCACTGCCCTGAAACATTAATGGGTGTGCAGGTCGAAGGCGAAGTTGAGGACTCTTCAAAGCCTGCAATGAGAGAAGTGGAGGATGTACTGTAAATGAAAACTACGAGAATTCATATAAAAAATCTGTTCGGCATTTCTGAAACAGAACTGGACGGACGCTCAATAGAAGTTACCGGCTCGAACGGCGTAGGTAAGACATCTATAATCGACAGCATAAAGTACGCTCTGACAAACGACAGCAGCCGTGATTATGTCATTAAGAACGGCGAGAATGAGGGCGAAATCTTCATTGAGACCGACACTGGTCTCACTATTGACCGCAAGAAGCGTGTCAATCAGGCAGATTACAAGAACATCAGACAGGACGGCAAGCCTGTTCAGAGCCCCGAAGCATTTGTCAGAGAGCTGTTCACGCCACTGCAGATTGACCCCGTTAAGTTTACACAGATGTCAAGGCAGGAGCAGAACAGAATTATTCTTGACCTCATTGAGTTCAATTGGGATTTGAACTGGATTAAGGAGAAGTTTGGCGAAATTCCGCAGGGTGTTGATTATCAGCAGAATATATTGCAGGTCCTGAACGATATCCAGTCCGAAAAGGGCGTTTACTTCCAGACAAGGCAGGATATCAATAGAGAAATACGCAACAAAACAGCGTTTATATCTGATATCGCAAAGGATATCCCGCAGGGCTTCCAGTCTGAAAAGTGGGAAGCATATGACCTGTCCGAAGCCTATACGAAGATAACAAAGGCGCAGGAATACAACTCTCGCATCGAGAGGGCGAAGCTCTTCAAAGATAGCTATGACAACAAGGTCAGAGGTTATCAGGCTGAAATGGAAATTGCAGTAAGCAATCTGAAATCTGCTATCGCAGCAGAACGTGAGCAGCTGACTAGCGAAATCGAGCGCAAAAAAGCCGAAATCAAGGCGGCTGAGGACAAGCTCAATTCGCTTTCAGACAAGATAGCAGACAAGACTAAGATTTTTGAAAGCGAATACAGGGAGAAAGTCGCAAAGCTTGACAGCGACATCAAGGTAGCCGATGAATACACAGGCAAGCAGCTTGTTAACATATCTGCAATGCAAGCTGAGGTCAAGACAGCTGAGGAAATGAAAAAGCACCTCAACGAATACAAACGTATGAAGTCGATGCAGGACGAGCTTGAAACACTCGAAGAACATTCTAAGGCGCTCACAAGCAAGATTGAGCTTGCAAGAGAGCTTCCAGGCGAGATACTTAAGACAGCAACAATACCTGTTAAGGGGTTGACAGTTAAAGACGGCATACCTCTCATAAATGGACTTCCCGTCAGTAATCTGTCAGAGGGCGAACAGTTACAGCTTTGCGTTGATGTTGCCCTCAGCAAGCCTAACAGCCTACAGATAATTCTGATTGACGGAGCTGAGAAGCTTTCCGAAAAGAACAGGCTTGCACTTTATGAGAAGTGCAAGGAAAAGGGCTTGCAGTTTATCGCAACTCGCACAACGGACAGCGATGATCTGGAGGTGACATATCTGTGATACAGCTTACAAGTGAGAACTACTTCTCCCAGCAGGCAAACCTTGAGTACATGAGCTGCTCACAGTTCAAGAGCTTCTGTGACTGTGAGGAAAGAACCCTTGCGGATATCGCTGGTGATTACAAGCGTGACAGTTCAACTGCTCTGCTCGTAGGCTCATACGTTGACGCTCACTTCGAGGGAACGCTTGACGTTTTCAAGGCTCAGCACCCAGAGTTGTTTAAGCGTGACGGAACGCTTAAGGCTGATTATGTACAGGCTGAGAGTATTATCCAGCGTGTGGAGAATGACAAGCTGTTCATGAAGTATATGGCAGGCGAAAAGCAGGTCATTATGACGGGTAAAATCGCAGATGTACCATACAAGATAAAGATAGACAGCTATCACCCTGACAAGGCAATCGTTGACCTAAAGGTCGTCAAGGACTTTGAAAAGCTTTGGAACGATACAGAGAAACAGAAACAGAGCTTCATTCGATACTGGGAATATGACATTCAGGGAGCTATCTATCAGGAAATAGTTCGTCAGAATACAGGCAAAAAGTTGCCGTTCTTTATAGCCGCCGCCACAAAAGAAAAACACACAGATTTTAACGTGTTCGCTGTTCCGCAGGAATGGCTTGACGAAAAGCTTGCATTTGTCGAGGAACGCACACCGCACTTTGCAAGGTTGAAAACAGTCGAGGATCCAGCCGAAAGGTGTGAGAGGTGTGATTGGTGCAAGGACACCAAGATACTTGACAGAATAGTTGACGCAAGAGATTTGGAGGACGGCATATGAGAAAGTAGGAAGTCTTGCTGATATCGTGTAGCGTGAAAACACTTGGACACAACCTCAACCTGCTAATTGGTGCAGGTGCAAAAATATGTCACATAGAAAGAGCGTCAACTTTTGGCCGCTTTTTGGGAGATGAGTTTGCAGGATATGTAATCATTTATGAAATTTCTTTTTGCAAGCGTCATAGCAAAAAGTATATGCAGACTATTAAACACTTGCGCGGAAGATTGGAGGATACAAATGCTTAACAAAGTCATTTTAATGGGTAGAATTACCCAGGAGCTTGAACTCAAGCAAACAACAAACGGAACAGCAGTGCTGTCATTTAACGTAGCCGTTGACAGAAGCTACACTAAGCAGGGCGAAGAGAGACAGGCGGATTTTATCACCTGCGTTGCGTGGAAAAAGACTGCTGAATTTATCAATAACTATTTCGGCAAGGGTAGAATGATAGCCCTTGAGGGACAGCTAAGAAGTCGTACATACGATGATAAAAACGGCACAAAGCACTATGTGACAGAAGTTTACGTTGATAACGTTTCATTCACAGGTGAACCAAAGCAGGACGGAAACAGCTCAGCTTCGTCACAGAGCGCACCACAGCAGAATACACCGCCACAAAATCAGCCTGCACCAAGTCAGAATAACTCACCTGCAACGCAGAGTCTTGGTATTGACGGATTTGAGGAAATATTCAATGGCGACGATGTACCGTTCTGATATGAAGCGATAGTTAAAAACTTTGGAGAACACAATGCTAACTTTAAGAAACTATCAAAACAGAATTATTAATGAAGTAAGGAGGCTTATGAGTACAGGGCGAAAGCGCATTTGCGCAGTTGCGCCCTGTGGTTAGGCTCTGGTAAGACAGCCATATTCGCATATATGGCTGACAAGTCGCAGGACAAGGGCAACACAGTGTGGTTTTTGGTACACAGAAAAGAACTGCTCGATCAAACCATAGCAACATTTGACCGCTTTGGTATTCAGCGCAACACAATTCTTGTAGGCATGGTTGCCACACTTGCAAATGCTCTTGACAAGCACCCAGAACAGTACAAATCACCTGACTTCATTGTCATTGACGAGTGCCACCATATAACGGCTAGGACGTATCAGAAAATACTTGAACGCTTTCCAAAGGCATTCGTAGTTGGGCTGACTGCAACGCCAAGCAGACTTGACGGCAAGCCACTTAAAGATTGCTTTGACGATATGGTGGTAGGCATTACCGCCAAAGAGCTTATTGCTCAGGGATATTTATCCCCTTATAGGTACTTTGCACCAAGCGTAGCTGACCTATCGGCACTCAAACGCAAGGGCAAGGACTTTGACCCACAGCAAGCAGCTGAGCTACTTTCCACGAGAGCGGTGTTTGGCGATGTTATAGCGAACTATCGCAAATATGCTGACGGGCTTCAAACGATATGCTATTGTTCTTCCGTTAAGCACTCTGAGAGCGTTGCAGAAGCGTTCAGAGCGGTTGGAATTAATGCTGTACACTTTGACGGCAATACACCTAAGAGCGAGCGAGAACGCATTACAGACGATTTCAGGGCAGGAAAAATAAAAATCCTTTGCAACGTTGATTTGATATCAGAGGGTTTCGATTGCCCTGACTGCGAGTGTTGCATACTGTTAAGACCGACAATGAGCTTAACGCTGTTTATCCAACAATCGATGCGTTGTATGCGCCCGAAAGAGGGCAAGACGGCAATAATTCTCGATCACGTCAACAACTACAAGCGACACGGCTTGCCTGATGATGACAGAGAGTGGAGCTTAAACAGCGTTCCGAAACCTGAAAAAGAATATAACGCAGACGGCACGCTACAGATACGGCAGTGTTCAAAATGCTTTGCTACGTATAGACCAACGTCTGCAAAGAAATGTCCATATTGTGGAGCGGCTGAGGAACTGACCAGGCAGGAAATAAAAAATATCAAGCAGATAGAACTTGAAGAAATAAAGGAAAGCAAACGCAGAGAAGCAGATGACAAAGTCAAGGAATACAAATCCGCAAAGGATTGCAAGACGCTTCAAGAACTGTTTGCGTTTGCAAAAATGAGAGGATATAAGCCACAATGGGCATATGTCCAAGCAAAACAGAGAGGATGGTTTAAATGATGAGAGGTAGCCAGGCAATTGGTATTGACACCAATCCTGTAAATTCAATTGCAATTACGCTTGCTAATGCCAACGTAAATACGCTCAAGGCAATTGATATTATCACAAGCGAGATCACAAAAGAAGCACACATCAACCGGTATGACGTTCCGTTCTGGATACTGGCATTTGAAATGCTTACCAATGCGCTCAAGGAAACCATGAGCAAAGATATGCTCGAGGTGTATGAAGATGCTAAGGAACATTTCTCATACTCTGCTATTACTATGGGAGAGCCTAGAAATGAGTAAGTCAGAACACGAGATACAGAACGAAATCCGCCTTGCGTTATCTTCACAAGATAGTGTTGTATTCAGAACAAACGCAGGCACATTCTATCAGGGGAAAATGGTTTACTCAAAAGAATATAAATCAATGGTGCTTCTCAACCCTCGCAGGGTTGACGGACTTCCTAAAGGCTTTTCAGATTTGGTGTGCTTTACTAAAGGCGGAAAAACGGCATTCATAGAGTGTAAGAATGCCGACGGAAAACTGAGAGAAGAACAGAAAATATTTATTGACCGTATGCGTGACCTCGGCTTTGTTGCTGGGGTCGCAAGGTCCGCTGAGGAGGCGAAACTACTATGCCAACAACTGATGAAAGATTAAAGCAAATCGAAATCGTTGCTTTGAAAGAAGAGGGCGATTTGCCCGAAAATATGTCAATGTCGGAAAATATGTTCTACGAAGAGATGCACTGCTTGTACGCTAGATACAAAATGAGTTGTCTTGTAAGCAAGCTCCCCGCTGATATACAGAACAAAGTCCCTATCGTGACAAAAGACGAGGCTTCGGTATTAAAGAAGAAATACCTTGCAGGTGTTAAGAATATGCAGATGTGGGAAGATATCTTCAAGACAGAGATACACATTGCAAACGAGATAAACAAGGTCATTTCTCCTACATCTGAGCTGAGCGGAATGACAAAGGAACAGCTGCTTGACAAGACTATACGAATGATAGGTGTTATCCAGGGACTTATGAATGCTGATGACAGAATTCCGAAGTTTCTGGAAGGTCTAAGGGGAGATAAGGCAAAATGAGAACGAGGACAGGAAGATGCAAGAAAACAGGCAAGTGCATATATGCGACTGAAATATATGGTGAGAAGTGTTGCGGATATTTGCTTGCAACGGGTGAGAAAAGAAACTGCCCTCCCGATAACTGCAACAAGTTCAAGAGCATAAAACAGTTTGAAAGGAGATTTGACAGGTGAAATACTTAGATTTTCTGAAATCTAAAATGGCTATTGCTACCGACAGCGGTTTTGACGTTCTTGACAAGAAAATAAACACGGCACTCAAGCCCCACCAGCGTGACATTGTTAAATGGGCTGTAAAAGGTGGCAAGCGTGCTGTGTTTGCCAAGTTCGGACTAGGCAAGTCAGTTATACAGCTGGAATGGTGTACACAGGTCATAGTTCATGAAGGTGGCAAAGCCCTAATAATATGCCCTCTGGGTGTTAAGCAGGAATTTGTTCATGACGCTGTTGAGATACTTGGCTATGACGCACCTACATATGTTAAAACCATGGCAGAGGTGAGGACGTGTTCAGCTGATATCATGATAACGAACTATGAGAGAGTCCGTGACGGAGATATTGATGTAAAGTATTTCACAGCTACTTCCCTTGACGAAGCGGCCGTATTGAGAAGTTTCGGTAGCAAAACCTATCAAGAATTTCTGAAGAAGTTCAACGGCGTTCCATATAAGCTTGTGGCAACCGCAACGCCTGATCCTAACAAGTATAAAGAACTTATCCATTACGCTGGATATCTTGAAATCATGGACACAGGGCAGGCTCTGACGCGTTTCTTTCAGCGTGACAGCACAAAGGCTAACAACTTGACATTGTACCCTCACAAGGAAGAAGAGTTTTGGCTATGGGTAAGCTCATGGGCGGTATTTGTTTCAAAGCCGTCAGATGTCAACCCCACATATTCTGACGAGGGATATGATTTGCCTGAGCTAAAAATCAACTATCACAGGCTTGCAGTCAGAAAAGACGAGTTGTCAGTCGATAAGTTCGGCCAGAGCAAACTGTTCGATGAAGCTACAGCTAGCTTGCAGGACGAAGCAAAGATTAAGCGTGAAAGTATATCTCAGCGTGTTGCAGAAGCAGCTAAAATAATAGCTGAAAATCCAGAGGATAGCTTTATTATCTGGCATGACCTTGAAGAAGAACGCCACGAGATAAAGCGACAGATACCAAATGTTGTTGATATCTATGGTTCTATGGATATCGACTTGCGAGAACGAAGAGCTATCGACTTTGCTAACGGCAAAATAAAGCTGTTTGCGACAAAGAAGATACTTTCCGGAAGTGGCTGTAACTTTCAGAAACATTGTCACAGGGCAATATTTATCGGTATCGACTACAAGTTTAATGACTTCATTCAGGCTGTTCACCGCATATATAGGTTTCTGCAAACTGATGAAGTGACAATCGACATAATCTACATGGACGAAGAAGACGAGATAAAAAAGCAGCTGCTTGACAAATGGAAACGTTTCGACTATCAATCTGAGAAAATGGCTGAGATAGTCCGCAAAAACGGCTTGTCTAGCGTTGACAACATCTCTGACAAAATGAAAAGAAGCATAGGAGTGAAAAGAGTGGTAGTAGAGGGCAATCACTACAAATACATAAACAATGACTGCATATGGGAACTTGAACAAATGCCTGACAACAGCGTTGACGAGATAGTAACCTCAATCCCATTTGGTAATCATTACGAGTACACGCCCAGCTACAATGACCTTGGGCACAACGAGGATAATGACAGATTCTTTGAGCAAATGGACTATTTGACGCCTAATCTACTGAGAGTGCTGAGACCTGGCAGAGTAGCTTGCATACACGTTAAGGACAGAATTTTATTTGGTAATGCAACAGGCGACGGAATGCCGACTGTTGACCCGTTCAGTGACTTGACTGTTATGCACTACATGAAACACGGCTTCCGCTATATGGGCAGAATTACAATTACAACTGACGTTGTTCGTGAGAACAATCAGACATATCGCCTTGGTTGGACAGAACAGTGCAAGGACGGCTCAAAAATGGGAGTGGGTTGTCCAGAGTATGTCCTGCTCTTTAGAAAGCTCCCTACAGATACAAGCAAGGCTTATGCAGACACGCCTGTTACAAAGAGCAAAGCTGATTACAGCAGAGGACGTTGGCAGATTGACGCTCACGCTTACTGGAGGTCCAGCGGTGATAGGCTCGTGACAAAGGACGAGCTAAAAGAAGTTTCGGTGAACAAGCTTCAAAAGGTATACACGCAGTTTTCAAAGAGCAATGTTTACAACTATGACGAACACGTTGCCTTGGCAGAAAAGCTTGACAAGGAAAACAAATTACCAGCGTCGTTTATGGTAATCGCCCCTGCAAGCTGGAACGATACAGTCTGGGACGATATCAACCGAATGAGGACGCTCAATGCTGAGCAGCGTAGACGTGATATGCAAATGCACGTTTGTCCTTTACAGCTCGATATAATCGAACGCCTTATCATTAGGTACTCCAATGAGGGCGATGTTGTGCTTGACCCATTCGGTGGAATAGGTTCAACTCCTATGACTGCAATTAAAATGGGGCGATATGGAATAGGCATTGAGCTTAACCCCGACTATTTCCGTGACGGCGTAGGATACTGCAAAGCGGAAGAAGATAAGATAGACGTACCAACGTTGTTTGACTTTATGGATAATAAAGAAAAAGCCGCCCCATAGGGCGGCATAAGATTATATTCGATAACGTTTCTTGATAAATGTATAAAGCCCAACGGCAATCGATACTATGAGCAGACCACCAAGGACAGGGACGGTATCAACGAGTTTCACAAAGGCAAATGCAAAAATCTTAATCGTTGACCACATAGACTGCAATAGTTGTAACATTTTATCACTCCTTTCTTGAAATTTTATACATTATAACACCATAGGATATGATTGTCAATGGACATAACAAACAAAACGCAGGACTTTCACACATTGAACACAAAAGGAGGAACATATGAGTAAAATAAAAATTTTTAAAGAAATTCTAACAGCAGTTGGTATATGGAGTTTGGTCGGCTTATCATGGCAAATACTTGAGATTTTGATGTATGGTGAGATACAGCCGCGAGGTGTAGACACAATTGTTACCGCTGTGCTGAGTCTATCTATATATATAAACTTAGAGATGTTGGAGTGATAACATGGGTAACAACAAATTTTGTACCAGTTGCAAGTATTTTGAAAAAGCACCTGACAACTGCGGCAGAAAGAACGGAAAATACGGGCTATGCGTTCGTCAAATGAAATTCGGCCTAAAACCAATGGTAGTCAACTATCATCATTCTGTATGTGAAGAATTCAAAGACAAGATAGAGGCTGTAAAATGCAGTGCTGCTACGACGCTTTGTTGGTACTGCAAACACGCAGTGCCAAAGAGCGACAAGCGGACAGGTGAGCAGATAACAGGGTGCAGTTGGTCGATAGACAGACAGCCTGTGCGTGGTTGGAAGACGCACTGTCATAGGGTTTATAAGGGACAGAAAGGCACGTTGCAGTCATACACTGTGACGGAGTGCCCTGAGTTTGAGGAGGGGTAAAATGAAGGTATTAGTAGCCTGCGAAATGTCGCAAGAGGTCTGCAAGGCATTTCGTGCAAAAGGTCACGAAGCATACAGCTGCGACATTCAGACGTGTTCAGGCGGCCACCCTGAATGGCATATCTTAGGCGACGCTCTGGCTGTTATCAACGGCAATGCAGATTTTACTACTTGTGACGGGCAGACACATACAGTAGACAAATGGGATTTGCTGATAGCTCATCCGCCGTGTACATATCTTAGCAACGCAGGGGCAGTACGGCTGTACAAAAAAATTAATGAAAAAAGATACATTGATCTTGAAAGATTTGAAAATGGACAAGACGCAAAAGAATTTTTCCTGAAATTTATTCATGCACCTGTTGAAAAAATAGCTGTTGAAAACCCGATACCATCTGGTGTATATCGGTTGCCAAAATACACGCAGATTATACAGCCGTATGAATACGGACACCCGTACAGTAAAAAAACGTGTTTGTGGCTGAAAAATCTGCCTAAATTGACACCGACAAATATTGTTAAACCCATATGTTCATGGGTGTCAGGAGGTAGCAAAAAGTCGGACGGCACTGCACGCACAAACTGTGGAATGATTCATGACAGCAAGACTAGATCCAAAACATTTTCAGGCATAGCACAAGCAATGGCTGAACAATGGGGAGGCGAGGAGAAATAGCATGACAAAAATCAAGCCCGAATACATCTTCCCACTTCTGCTGATTTTACTGGACGTGGGAGCGGCAATTATATATGCCGTACAGAAAGACTACAAAAAGGCTGTCTACTGGTTAGCGGCGGCAGTGCTGAATGTGACAGTGACGTTTTAGGAGGTATAACAATGGCAAGATATATTGACGCAGACAATCTGATTAACGAACTATCGGCGGCGTGTATGCCGATATACGAAAAGGGCATAACAGGCATTCTGGGTGATAACAGTAGCATTGCCGATATAATCAACGAACAGCCTACCGCAGACGTGCAGGAGGTACAGCATGGAGAATGGAAAAATCAAGAACCAGGATATCGTGCTGCAGACTTTATGTGTAGTGTTTGTCATTCTGAGAGTGATAAATTATTTGATTACTGCCCTGACTGCGGAGCTAGAATGGACGGTGACAGAAATGGATAAAACCTGTTCAAATTGCAAACACGCAATAGGCTTCGGTCCTCAGCATGACAAGGTACTATATACTTTTTGCGCAAAGCGAAGTGATGTCGCAAAGATCAAATTTCTCGTAGTGAACAGAAAGAACAAATGCTATGCGTGGGAGAAAAGGAGTGATGAAGACAATGCGTGAAATACTTTTTAGAGGAAAACGTGTAAATAATGGTGAATGGTTTCAGGGCTATCCATGCCACTATGGTTGGATAGGAAAAGAAAAAGACTATATCATACCCGATTATGCAAGTGCGTTATATACAGCCGAAGTTGACCCTGAGACAATCGGTCAGTACACAGGTCTTACCGACGTGAACGGCAATAAGATTTTTGAGGGGGATGTTGTACGGTACGATTACGAAGAAGAACGAGGTATTGTACAGTGGGATAATGATACAGCCAGATTTATCATAACCTGTTCTACATTCATAAGTGATTTTGACAGCGTTTATGGCGAAGAACTAGAAATTATCGGAAACGTTTATGACAATCCTGAACTTTTGGAGCGAGGTAATTCCATATGACCAACAGAAAAATCAGAGATTACCAGCGAAACCGCAAACTCAAAGGCATTGTCGACGCAAACTTCAAGACCTTTGCGACTGTGGTAATTGCTCTCAAACACCTGTTCCCACACGACTGGTACAACAAAACCATAACCGACTTTACAACATCGTATGCCGAATTTACGGCACATATGAACGACTATGATGCAGAAGCATACGATTTCCGCGTTGAAGATTCTTGCCGCAAGCTGAACATCAGCGACAGCGACACCTACGATATTATTTTCAGGCTTAACGGCAAGCTCCCTGCTGAAATTTTTCTAGCGTTACAAAACAACTTGAAATGTATGCTGATACATTTGCGCTTGAATTGCAGCATCGGCTCACAGAGATATGCAAAACTAATTGCATATCTCAAATCAGATGCCAAGATATGCGGACAAGCAGATCTTACAGCACTCGGCTTATCGTTCGACGACGACGTTGACTATCGTAAACTCAAATCTAAAACCGAGCAACCGACTTATTCCGACGGAATTAAAGCTCAGCAAATACTGAAAGCACTGAAAGCATACCAAGACGAGGTGATTAAATGTCAGCAACAGCTTTCGAGCAAATCAAAGAGCGACTTACCTGCGTCGAGTACGCACGCAGGATAGGTCTTGCAATAAACAAACCAGGTGACAGATGTGTATCCCCTTTGCGGTCCTCAGCAAACAACAAGTCATCGTTCGTTGTCTACGACGATTATTACTATGACCACGGAGACTCCAAGGGCGGTGACGTTATCGACTTCTGCGCCAACTGTGAGTTCAACGGGAACCGATCAGAGGCACTCCATAAACTCGCAGATCTCACAGGAGTAACCCTCAACTATCAGACGGACAATTGGAAATCCGCACTTGATTCTCGTACAAAACTCGTTGAGAAGTGGCACTCTCAGCTGCGCCCCGAGGATATCGACTATCTGCATGGCCGTAACATTAACGATCAGACCATTAACCGCCTGAAAATCGGCTACACAGGCGAGGGCTATCGCGTAGAACTCCCCGACAAAATAGCCGAACACTATGCTGCTAATCGTATATGTATCCCCTATTTCAAGAACGGATATATAGCTTCCTGGAATGCTCGTGCAACGTCAGATAAGCAGAAGGTCAAGTATCTCAAGCCACCAGCCTCAGACAACTCTGACCGAGCTGTCATCTGGGGTATGCACACACTCAATCGCACGTCGAGCAACCTCCCTCTCGTTATCTGTGAGGGAGCGTTTGACGCTTTAAGCTATGAGCAGGAAAACTATCCGATACTAGCGACTATGGGCGGAGCTTTCAGCAAATCTAATCGCGAACAGCTTCCTGTGGTAATTTCAGCCGCTAAGCAGTTTCCATACGTCCTGCTTAGTTTCGACACCGACGAGCCTGGCAGAAAATTCACTCTTAAACTTGGCAAGCAGCTATTCTCGCACCGCATACCTTTCAAGGTAGCGGCTATACCGCCTGCATTCAAGGACGTGTCAGAGTATTACTCGCACGGCTATCCGCTTGCAGATATCATTGACAATGCCACCCCAGGTGTCAACGAACTTGCCAAGCGACTTACGGACCGCGAGGAACTCAAGCAGTTCTGCCACGAAGCCGCACGCTGGGTAGCCAAGCCTGAGCTATCAGATTTATTCTCTGCTATCCGTGAGAACATCTCAATATACCGCCCTGAGATGTCAAGCGACTATCTCAACGAATTGCGCAAGTCCTGCTTCGCATCCCCTAACGAGGATATCATAGCAAAATACGTTGCCAAGCGACATAATCTCAGATACCTTGCCAACGTGGGCTTCTACGAATATTCGCATGGCTACTGGCAAGCTCTCGATGATGATGTAATCGGCGGCTACATATCCCGTGAGCTGGGTTCATATCGCACAGGCAGCAAGCTCACATCAATTACGAAGCTTCTCCGCACCGACTGTATCACGCAGGAACAGTTCAATAAGCAACCTCTCTTGAGCTTCATCAACGGCACGCTAGACCTCAGAGACCTCACATTCCGTGAGCACTCCCCGTCTGATATGCTAACGGTACAGTTCAATTTTCCATACGTCCCCGGCACAACGTCTGAACGCTGGAACAAATTCATATACGATGTTTCAGCAGGCGACGCCAAACGTATGTCCCTCTTGCAGGAGATAGCGGGATATATTCTCTATACAGATTGCTCCTTGCAGTCATGTGCTTTTCTTCTCGGAGAGGGCTCAAACGGCAAGTCCGTGTATATTGAAACCCTGCAATCCATTTTCCCGAAAGACGCTCAAACGACTTTCGAGCTGTCAGGCCTTGTTGAGGACTTCAAACGCATTAAGTTGATGAATTCTCTCGTCAACTTCGGTGAGGAAACAAACACGGACGTTAAGGGTGCAGAGTCTGTTTTCAAGCAAGTCGTTGCAGGCGGTGCAATCTCAGGCTGTTTCAAGCATAAGGACTTTGTAGACTTTATCCCACGGACGAAATTTATCTTTGCGTGCAACAATATTCCGCACTTTAAGGACTTCTCATATGGCCTTGAACGTCGTATGCTGTTCGTTAAATTCTCACGCCGCTTTGTGGACGAGCCAGACCCCGGCAAGCCGAACGAAATGAAAGCTGACCGTACTCTCAAGGACAAGCTCCTTGCGGACAAACCTGCAATCTTCAACTGGATACTCGAAGGTTATAACCGCCTCAGACAAACTAGCGCATTCACTGTAACGGACGACTCTGAGGACCTCAAACAATCCTTCCGTGAGGTTATCAACCCTGTTTCGGAGTTTGTTTCCGAAGAGCCGTATGCTGAGTTTTTTAATACTCAAAGCACCGACTATATCAGCAACACAAAGCTGTATCAGTTTTACCGCACATGGTGTGAAGAAACAGGTCATCACGCCAAAGCACTTTCGTCATTCAGCAGAGAGTTTAAGCGACTTACCGAAGATAAGTTAATTGCCGTGCGCAGAACGAAAGAGCGAGGCTATCAACTCAAGGATTCTCAGCTCAAGGATTCTCAGCAGAAAATCAGCATCTATAACGGCGACGGCTTTGATGAACTTCTCTGACCGCCCATGGCAGCCGCCTATGACAGATGTATCTGCGCAATCCGACATGTTATCCGTCATAATCCGTCATGGGCTCTCACTTGTTAATAATTAATTCGCAAAACGCACGTTCGTTCTGGTTCATGACAGATATAAAACCACATCTGTCATGGGTAATCCGTCATCTGTCATAGCCCCTATATTCCTAGCTTTGCAGGGTGCTTATGACAGCATGACAGATACTTTTAACAAAGTACAAATATTAATAAATATAAATACATATAGAAAAAACGAAATTTTGTCATAAAGTCATGTCATTCTGTCATATCCGTCATAAGGAGGTTTTATAATGTCCAATTACGCCGATTATCTCAGCTGCATTTCAGACCCGCATATCTATGCTGTGATGAAATGTATTTACGTTCAAAAGCTCACGCAGGAACAAACTGCCGAGCAACTTTGTATCTCACCTTCGACTGTCTATCGCGTTCACAAGGTAGGCTGTCGCACAATCAATGAAATTATCCAAGGAGGTGTTCAGAATGGCAAATGATGTTGTAAAAGGCAGAGGCGGTAAAAATAACTTCGGTACGTCCAACAAGGCAGCTCTTGCGAAAGATAGCGCTTTTGTCGGAAAAATGGTCAGAGAAGTCTATGTTGCTTACAAACAGCCAAAAGTTAAATCAAACGCTGAACTCGTAGATAGACTCGATAAGTATTTTAAACACTGTGCTGAAAATAATATCATTCCTACCGTTGAGGAAATGTGCCTGTTCACGGGTTACTCAAATAAGACTGTTTGGGATTGGGAGAAAGGCAGATCACACCCGTTTGACGATGGAGAGTTGAACGTTTCGACGTCCGAAATTATAAAAAATGCCAAGAGTTTTATGTGTGCTTTTGATGCAAAATTGGTGCTGGCAGGCAAGCTAAATCCTGTGACTTACATCTTCCGTGCAAAGAACTACTACGGTATGAGTGACAGGCAGGAAGTCGAGATCACAAAGACCAATCAGCTTGGCGACAATCTGACCGATGATGAGCTTGCAAAGAAGCTCATGAAAGAAACTGAGGTCATAGACGTTGAAGCTTCTGAAGCTGAGGAATAGCAAGCGACTATCACTCACACGCTGAGCGACTATCAAACGACTATCAAACGACTATGAAACGCACACGGAAACGTAAAAGTTTTCACACGCAATAGTCGAAATAAATATGAATAGAAAATCGGTAAGAAAACAGCTGAAAATACGCCGCCTGAGGGGTTGACCTTTGGGCGGCGGTGATTTTATCGAAAAATCATGCACACACCACAAGGCGGCCAGCAAGCCCCGTATGACGTTTTAATGCTTATGACGGAAGTTTATAGGTAACACATTGAAACGTCATAGGGTGCACGCTAGGGGCATTGTAGAACGTTATAACAATAACAATGCTGCAAAGATATCACCGCTAGGCCGTCCAGTGCGTCGCAAGAGCCGTCGGACAGCATTGAGCAGTAAAGATATAGGGGTATGATATCGGACCGCATATGCGGGCGAATGGGCGGCAAGGGGTGGGATAAAAAAGCAACGCCCACCCCACAATCAGCGGAGCAGGCAAAAAAGCCCGCCAAAGCCGGAGCCTTGGCGGGTAAAAATATAGGGGGCTGATACCGTCAACCCCCTAGAGCGGCTATTTGTAACGCTTTGCCGTTCTGATAACCACCAGAACAGGGAACAGAAACAGTGCAATTATTAGCATGCGGTCACCGCCTCCGCGTCGGAAAAACGCGCGCCAAAAAAGAAATACGTGCGTTTTTTAGAAATGCTGACGCGTTCAAATACTGCATCTGTGCAATTTATCTTTGACCGCTCGCAGGCGGTCAAGAGTTCGTTTCCTATCAATATCCCGTCAAAAATATGACGTCCGCAGCTGTCAGTTTTGTAAATTTTTTTTTGGTCATACTGCGGTTTTACACGGAAATACGTCATGTAATCACCCCCCTATTCTGCCAGTCCGTCAAGATATGCGGCGCAGGCTTTCGGCGTTTCTCCACCGCCGAACAATCGGCGGACGCCACCGTCTGCATTTATGCGGCGGTCAACGGCATAGCCGTATATATCACGGTATATCTGTATAGCACCGATATCACCAGCGCCAAGGTTATGGGCGGCGTTGATTGTTGCCGCCCTGCGTTTCAGTTCGTTAAATGTGATACGTGTTCTCATAGTGTTGTACCTCCTGTTATTCATTAATCGTGTAACTGTATGGTTTGCCGTCCTCGGCTCTGCGTGCGGCGCATATTGGGATGCCGTGCATATTCGTTATTAACACGCTGTCTCCGCCGAGGTTCTGCAGGTGTTTCGCTGCGTTTCTGCTGGTGCTGATGATCGTGTTTCTGTAACCGTAATGTACTAGATAGTTTTTCATGTTTTACCTCCTGCCCTGTGGGCTGTCTTGCCGTGGTTTTTGTTTCTGTTATTATAATATCACGATTTCGTGATATTGTCAATAGGTTTTTATCATGTTTTCGTGATATTTTTTATCTTTGTTGAATGTGTACAAAAAATCAAAAGATATTGAACACATTTGTACAAACAAGATCATGATAAACGGCCGCTATTATTATATATACCTTTATAAACGGGAAAAATGACCCACCCCCAGGGGTCTTACAGGACGGACCCACCCCCTTCACTCAACCCCCCGACTAGAAAAAATATAAAAAAGGGGTTGACAATATCATGAATAGGTGATATAATGAAGCCAATGAAAGGAGCGACATTAAATGATAATCACAACAGCTATTAAAGACATCATGAAAAAACGTGGAGTAACTCAAAATGAGCTTAAAGAAAAGCTAGGATACAGAACACAATCAGCTATAGCTGAACGTCTGAAGCAAAAAAGCATTGGCGTTGATAAAGCATTTGAAATGTTAGACGCAATGGGCTATGAAATAATCATACAGCCAAAAAGCACGCGTGGCAAAAGAGCAACGGGATCATATGTGATAACAAAAGAGGACGAGCAGGAAGAAAAACAATGAATGGAGAAACAGCAGGTCAGGCAGGGAGAACAGTAGGAAACATAAAGGGTGATGTGCAATGGTATACGGATATGCAAGAGTCAGCTCCGTAGGACAGATAGACGGAAACAGCTTTGAGGACCAAGAGAAGCTTATAAAAAGCAACTATCCAAATGCAGAAATACATCTGGAACAGGGCTCAGGTGCAAAAGAGCGTAAAGTGTTGAATGAAATAATGAATAAAGCAGTTTCAGGCGACACGATAGTAGTAACAAAGCTTGACCGCTTCTGCAGGTCAACAGCGTTAGGTTTGGAGTATATCGAGCGCATGAGAGCGAAAGGTGTCAAGATACACATTCTCAACATGGGTCTGATAGAAAACACACCGATAGGCAAGCTGATTGTCACAAACCTGTTGGCATTTGCCGAGTTTGAGAGAGCGATGATACTTGAACGAACGCAATCAGGCAAAGCTATTGCACGTCAAAAAGAAGGCTACCAGGAAGGCAGACCGAAAACTGTAAACATACCTGATGAGGTAAAGCAAAAGGTCGATAGTGGTAAAATGACAGTAGCCGCCGCCTGCCGTGAACTTGGCATAAGCCGTTCAACGTGGTATAATGAAATGAGAGCAGCAAGAACAGAATGATATAACAGCAGAACGATAATAAAAAAATAGAGCGTGCCAAGTGCCGAGTGCCAAGTGCCACATAGCTGACGATGAAAGGAGGCTAGTTGTGTGGCACTATTTTTATGCCATGCAGAAAAAGTATGATAGATCTGACAGTAGTAGGCAACAGAGCATTAAGCAAAGAAGATATGTTTAAGCTTGCACAAAAGCAGGCAAATGGTGAGTTGAAAACAGAACAGCTCCTGCTTGAAACGTTGAAAGTACAGGACGAAAAGAAGAAGCCGATGATAGAGGCGGCAAAGCATAGCTATGAGAGCGCAATGAGAAAAACAAGCGAACTTGCAAAAGCAGGCAAAGCAAAACTCGCAAAAGAGTGGTATGACCTGGCTCACAAATTCGTACTGTGGGCAGGCGACAGCAATTTTGACGCATATATGCTGGCTTCCGAATGGAACAGAGAGCCAAGCGCTAAGTTCTGGGCACCAAGGAGAGCTGTTCTTGAGGGCAAGCACAAGTTGGCAACGCAGATACAAGAGTTCATAGACGATGAGGACGCCCTGTTTCTGAGCTTGAGCACGCCCCCAGGTGCAGGCAAGAGTACGCTTATAAAGTTTCTGCTGTCATACATTGCAGGACTGTTTCCGCAGTCTGCGAACATATACACATCATACTCAGACGGAATGTCGAAAATGATGTATGACAGTGTGGTATCAATGTTAACGGACACAAGTGAATATGGGCACAACGATATATTCGACAATGGTATGCCTACATTGAGTGCAGAGTACAACACTATATCGTACCGAAAAAAAGGCGACTTCCCTACTATCGGAGTTATCTCCCTGGGCGGTTCGGTAACAGGTCGAACGAGAGCAAATAAGTTCATGATAACAGATGACCTCGTGAAGAATGCGGAAGTGGCAAGAAACCCGCAAAGGCTTGAAACACTGTGGCAGGATTACAGAGATACGCTGACAACCCGACAGATAGGCGATAATGTAAAGCAAATAATGCTCGGTACGATATGGAGTTTGCATGACCCTATCAGCCGAATGCGAACTGATCATGAGGGAGATCCGCGATATAGATTTATTGCGATACCCGTATGTGACGATAACGGCCATAGTAATTTCAATTACAACTGTGCGGACAGATACACAGATAAAAAAATACGTGACATAAAAGCAGACATAGATAATGTCACATTTAGTTGCCTGTATATGCAGCAACCTATGGAACGTGAAGGTCTGCTCTTCCATAAGGACGAAATGAACTGGTATAACGGAACACTGCCTGACGGCTCTGCAAGAAGAATAGCTGTGTGTGATGTGGCGTGGGGCGGTGACTATCTGGCAATGCCGATAGGATATCTGTATGAGGACGGAAGTTTGTTTTTGCAAGACGTGGTTTTCAGCAAGGGTGATAAAAAAATCACACAGCCAATGGTTGTGGCAAAGAGCATACAACATCAGATACATCAAGAGAGGTTTGAAGGTAATAACGGCGGAGATGAATATGCGAATGAGATAGATAAACAGCTGAGAGCACAGAACGTCCACATAAATATCAGCAGTAAACGTGCGTCGACAGCACAGAGCAAGCTTAGCCGAATATTGCAATATGCACCTGACATAAAACAGGTGTATTATCGCAACGATAACGGCAGAGGTGAGATGTACGATAAATTTCTGGAAAATCTGTTTGCATTTAATCAGAGCGGTAAAAACGCACATGATGACGCCCCCGACAGCATGGCACAGCTGTGTGCGTTTGCAACAAATGGCGTAGGCGCAAGTGTAGAAATTATCAAGAGGATTATATAGGGGGACTTAAATAAGGAAAATTTATAGGCAGACGCTGAAATGAAAGCGAATTGTGCAACATGAACAAAAATGTTGAATAATATTTTACATAGTGTGAAGTGGAAAAAGTTGAAAAGTAGTATTATAATAAGCTTGTCAGGAGGGATAGGTAATGGATAATAGGCGCATACATAATAGGCGCATAGATGTATATTGTCCGAGCTGTGCGGCGGCAGGCATAAAGCGAAAGCTTATGGAAGTCGATAATGACGCAAAGGGCGTTATCTATCCATACTGCAAGGGCTGTAAGAAAAACGTTGCAGTTAAATTGCCCATAAGTGCTGAAAAGCACCTCCGTTAAGTTAATTTACGGGGCGAAAGCCCCGTATGTTCCGCAAAGTCAGAGTGGGTGCAATTCCCACACGGAACACCAAGCCTGTTATAAGTCTGTCGGCCAAGGTCGATAACGAATAACTTAAAAACCACACATTGATGGCTGTGTGTCGCTGGGTAGAATAGCCTAGGGTACTTTTTTACAATGAATTTATTTTCCTTAAAGCTAAATTCATTTCGTCAGCTGGAACGAAATCCAGCCAACCAACGGGTTAATGCTTAATCCCGTATCAAAAGGCATATCATTCCTTTACTCTGCCAACACTGATGAGTGTTCGGGCAGGATCGCAAAGCTGTATTGCAACAGGTACAGCTTTGAATTTGCAGGTTGAGAGCGTGCCAGCTCGAAGCCTGCTCCATTTGGCAGCTGCTATCCTCTCCAGGTATCACCCACAAAGCAGTTGCCATGCAAGCTTGTCCAAGCTTGATCTCCTTTCTGTTTTTACAGCGGCGGTAACACGCCGCACATGTCGGCTGACAGTGTGAGCCTGAAAGTCGGCACCATAAGAATATTAAGTGCCAAGTGTTTAATTACCAAGTGCCTATTAGTTATCTAAAAAAGATAGCTGATAGGCACTTTTTTTGTTGCACGGAGGTGAAACAATACGGAATTACACGGCAGACGAAAAATCCTTCTGAATGAAAGAGATATTACAGAAGAAAACATTATTGAAATAGTTCGGAGAGCGGTCGCAACTCACGAATTGAACCGAGAAGAAATTGAGTATCTCCACAACTATCTACGTGGGAAGCAACCAATTTTAAATCGTGTCAAAGAGGTTAGGCCTGAGATTAATAATAAAATCGTTGAAAACCATGCATTGGAAATAAACAATTTCAAGGTCGGTTTTATCTTTGGCGAACCTGTTCAATACGTCAAGCGTGGAAATTGCGAGCTTGATAATACAGGAAGCGATGCTCCATCAGATAATGGTGTGGCGGCTCTCAACGAGTATATGCAAGAGGACGATAAAGCTGCCAAGGACAGAGAGCTTGCTGAGTGGATAAATCAGTGTGGCGTGGGATATAGGCTGGTACTTCCCTCTGATGTGGACGAAGATGTTCCGTTTGAAACATATATACTTGACCCTAGAAACACGTTTGTTATCTACAGTAATGACTATAAACGCAAGCCTGTTATTGGTGTGACATACTCCAGCTACAGATTTGCAAATGCAGATATAACAAGCTACAGGTCATTTGACATTTACACCAATGAATGGTATTGGCGTATCGACTTCAAAAACGGCGAAGGCGTTGTGGCTAGATCACAGCCGAACAACATTGGATATATTCCAATTATCGAGTATGAAAATAATCCTGAACGTTTAGGCTCATTTGAGACAGTTATAACACTTTGCGATGCTATAAACAACATTGACAGTAATGACATTGACGGAATTGAGCAGATAATACAGGCGTTTACATGGTTTGACAACATAGATATCGATAAAAAACAGCTGCAAGAGCTCAAAGAGCTTGGCGCAATAAAAACCCGTTCGCAAGAAGGGCGTCAAGCGTCAATAAAAAATATCGAAACAAAGCTCGATATTTCACAGACTCAGGTAGCTAAAGATGACCTATATGATCGAATGTTGACGATTGCGAGTGTGCCTGATCGTAGAGCAAGTGCAGGTGGCAACACAGGTCAAGCACTGATAATCGGTGAAGGCTGGGTAATGGCTGAAAGTGCTGCCAAAGCTTTTGAATTGATGTTTGTAAAGCCTGAAAAGCAGTTTTTAAGAGTTGTTCTGAAAATCTGCAAGAACACTCGAAACTGCAAGCAGGAAGTCAAAGATATTAAACTTCACGATATTGATGTGAAGTTTACAAGAAACAAGACTGACAACCTGCTCACTAAGACGCAAGGTCTGATGAATATGTTGCAGGCAGGCATTCACCCAAGAATAGCCATTCTGCACTGTGGATTGTTTTCTGATCCTGAACAGGTTTATCAGGATAGCAAGCCATACTTAGAAGCAACAACACAGCAACAGCAAGACACGGGTAATTTTGCCGTAAATACCACTGTAGCTGATGAAATGCTCAAGGCCATAGGAGCTATGGACAACAACGGCGGTGATAACAGTGGCAACGCTTAAATTTGATGAGCTTAACGTGTTGTGGTTTAACAAAATGGAGCTTCCAACCGCTGAAAAGCTGTTGCGAATAGAAATGGCGGCAGTGTTTGAACGAGAGCTCAATAAGATATTTTCCTCACAGCGTGAGCGTACTGACAGCGACAAATATCTGCTATATGCAACAGTGTATGCAACGATAATGTCAAGCACATACATCGAGATTACGAACAATTATTTTTTAAAGTATGTTCTGACCATAGCAAGCAATGTAAAGGGGCTATCAGAATATTCCCAAAAATGGATTGTTAAGCACTCGGAACAGTTTGCAAAGGAAATTCAGCAGACAACCCAAAGGCTAATTGAAAGTGGTGATTATGACAACGCATTTTCGGTAAGCCGAGCTAGGACTATATCACGCACAGAAATTAATGCTCTGTGTGAGTGCGCAGCCCTTGAGGGATATTATCAAAGCGGTTACACAAAGAAAATGTGGGTATCGTTTAAGGACAACAAGGTCCGAGATACACACAAAGTCGCAGACGGACAAGTCAGGAGCTTGTTTGAACCATTTGACATTGGCAGCAGCCAGCTGATGTTTCCACAAGATAGTTCGCTGGGAGCATCGGCAAAAGAAATCGTTAATTGCAGGTGTGTTATGCAACCTGTGAAATAAATTGTAGCTGTGCGTTAAACAGCAAACGTCAAGCCGAGCAACCGGCGTTAATAAGCGTAGACGTAGAAAAGGAGTGTTTCTTTATGACAAGAGAAGACGTAAAGGGTATTTTCCCAAACGCAACAGACGAGGAAATCACAGCATTTCTGAACAAACACAATGGCGAAGTCACAGCGGCCAAGTCCAGCGGTGTAAAAGCTGACGAGCTTGCAGCGCTCAGAGATAAGGCAAAGAAGTATGATGACTATGAAGCTGAGAAGCTGACAACTGAGCAGAAATTGAAAAAACTCACTGATGAAGCTGAGGCGGCTAAGATCACCAACCTGAAAATGCTGAACAAGACTAAAGCTGTTGCGGAGTTCGTAAACTGTGGCCTTAAAGAGGACGATTACAAGGGATTTATCGACAGCATTGTTTCAGACAATGAAGAAACTACAGTTAATTCTGCAAAGTCCATTGCCGCAATGCTCACATCTCAAAAGAAAGCCGTTGAAGATAAGCTTAAAGAAGACGGCCTAAAGAACACTCCAAAGCCTCAGGGAGCAGGCGGAAACGACGGACTTACATCTGCTGAAAAGATAGCCGAGAAATTGGCTACAGACAGAGCAACCATTGCTAAAACTGCGGCGGAAGGTCTAAAAAAATACATATAGGAGGTAATTAAATGGCTAATATGATGAAGTCTACAGCCGTAATTGCAGATAAGACAATTCTTGCGAACGGCGAATTTTTAGCAAGACCATATACAATCAAGGCAAGCGCTATCACAGCTGATAGCAACGGAAAGAAAATCGTTAAAGGTGGAACTCCATTTCCTGCAAACGATTCAACCGCTATCGGTCTTCTGCTTGACACAGTTGACGTAACCGACGGCGATAAGACAGTAGCACTTGTGTATGCAGGAACAGTTTCAACCGCTAAGCTGACAGCTAACGGCGTAACAGTACAGACAGCGGCTAAGACAGCACTGCCTAGAATCACATTTTTTTGAATAAGGGAGGCAATACATAATGCAGAATTTTTCAGATGTTTTCACAGCTAAGGCATTTGCTATGTACTGGACAAAGTACCTTGAGCAGGCAAATACAGAAGGCTATCTGGGAACTTCCCTGTTCCCACCTGTAAAGAAAAAGGGTATCGATATAAAGTGGATTAAGGGTAGGTCAGGCCTGCCTGTAACACTCAGCCAGAGTACGTTTGATACTGTAGCACCCGTCAGAGATAGAATTGGCGTAACTGCAATTCAGACAGAAATGCCATTCTTCCGTGACAGCTTTATCATCAAGGAAAGCGACAGGCAGGAGATCCTGAGAGCACAGGACAGCAATGATCCATATGTACAGCCTGTACTTGATAACATCTACAGCGATGCCAAGAACCTTACCAATGGTGCAAATGTTGTTCCAGAGAGAATGATCATGCAGCTTCTCTCACCGGCTGATGGTTCTCCTAAGATTGAGTTGTCAGACGGTGCAGAGGTAAGCTGTCTGTATGAGTATGACGTTGACGGCTCATTCAAGACAAACAATTTCAAGGCCCTCACAGGTACAGCTGCATGGACAGACCATAAGAATTCAAACCCTGTACAGGACATTCTTGATGCTCAGGAAGCTGTTTATAAGCTTACAGGAAACGTTCCTACAATCGCCCTGATGTCGAAGAAGACACTCAGAGACATCAGAGAGAATGAGAACGTCAAGGCATATATCGTTGCCAAAGCTCAGGCAGCAGGTGGGGTTGTTCTCATAACAGACAAGCTCGTAAAGGAGTACATCTCTGAGGAAACTGAGCTCACAGTTGTTGTAAACAACAAGTCATTTATTGACGAAAGTGGCACAGCAAAGAAATTTTATCCAGATGATATGGTAACACTTCTCCCCGCACAGCCACTCGGTTCAACAGTTTATGGCACAACACCTGAAGAGGCTGACCTCATGGCTGACGGCAAGGCAGATGTCGCTATCGTAAATACAGGCGTTGCAATTACAACAATCAAGCAGCAAAACCCTGTTAATATAAGAGTGCTTGCAAGCGAAATCGTCCTGCCATCATTTGAGGGCATGGATAACGTTTATGTTATCAACACAAATGCCAAAATCGGTGAACTTACAGTAAATTCTGTCGCTGGCACAAGTGCATCAGGCAAGACAAAGGTAACAGTATCACCATCTCTGTCAGCAGGCAACTCCTACAAGTATAAGACAGCATCAAGTGTAACTGTTCCTGAGTTTGGTGCAGAATGCAAGTCAGGCTACACTGCATGGGACGGAGTATCCGAGATCACCGCAACAACAGGCAATAAGATACTCATCGTTGAGGTAGATGCAAACAACAAGGCTGTAAAGGCTGGTTCAGCTACAGTAACGTCTAAGGCATAAAAGGAGAGTGCAAAATGGATATGATTGAGCTGTTTAAGGCAAGCGTTCCTGAGGAAAATTCCGAGGAATTGATTATGCAGTATTTAGACACTGCTCAATCAATTATCCTTGCACATCGCTTCCCTTTCGGCACAGACCGCACAGAGGTTGAGCCACAGTACAAAGGCTTACAGTTGAGAATTGCCATAGACCTATACAATAAGCGTGGAGCTGAGGGCGAAAAGGCACACTCTGAAAACGGAGTAAGCCGTACATATGAAAGCTCGTGGGTATCTCAACAATTGCTTGACGAAATCGTTCCGAAAGCTGAGGTATTGTGATGAGAAACCTAATGCGAAACGTTACAAAAATTAGCTATAAGCTGTATTTAGGTGAGCAAGATTTACTTGATGATGACGGCTATAGGACAGGCGAGAAAAGCATAAGTTACTCAGATTTTAGCGAGTGCTATATGTCGATATCAGGCAATAAAAGCGACAGCGAAATGTCACAGTTTGGTCGAAACCTGGACTATGATAGAACAATGTCAACCGCAGATATGAAGTGCGACATTGACGAGCACTCACTGCTGTGGATAGATATTGACGTCAATGGTCCTCACAATTTCATTGTAAAAAAACGCTCTGTTACGCCAAATCAAATACAGTTTGCCATAAAACAGGTGAATGTCAATGAGGAAGATAGCGTTTAATCTGTCAGAAGATAGCTTGACAAAAGCCGTTGAGCAAATGAAAGCATATAAAGCTGAGATACACAAAAAAGCTCAACTACTTGTGGAGCGTCTGACTGATTATGGACTAACGATATGCAGAGCAAAAGTCATTGAAATGGATATCCCTGATACAGGACATTTGCTCAGTCAGGTTGACGGCTACTATAGCCCATTGCTTAATGCTGGTTTCATTTTTTGTGGCTGTGATTACGCGGTGTTCGTTGAATTTGGAACAGGTGTAAAAGGTGCGTCACAGCCGTACGCAGGACAAGCCATAAGCGAATGTGGCTATCAATATATGGGTGGAACACATTATATCACGACGCAAGACGGACGCATAGGCTGGTTTTATCCTGCTGATGACGGAACGTGGAAGTTTACACAGGGTATGCCAAGCAGGCCATTTATGTACGAAACAGGGTTGGAAATGCGAAATACTCTTGACAACATTATTAAGGAGGTTTTTAAGTGATTGACATTGAAAACAAGGTGTTTGACACAGTGTCGAAAGCACTTGAAAAAGTCTTCAAGGGTATATCTGTCAGAAGCATAAACACAGATAAACCCGCAACATTTCCGTATGTATCAATCGTAGAAACAAGTAACTCGGTTGATCCTGCGTACATAGACAGTGGCAGAATTGAGAACGCAAGCAATCTACTGTACACAGTGAATGTTTATAGCAATCTCGCCAAAGGCAAGAAAACGCAAGCCAAAAAAATCAGAAACCTTGTGTCAGACGAGTTCGATAAAATCGGCATGATGAGAACATTCTGCCAGCCTATTGAAAATCTATCTGACACATCAATATATCGTATCACAATGCGTTTCGAGTGCAAAGTTGATACGGACGAAATAATCTATAGGAGGTAATGAAATTGGAACACGCAACGATTGATACATATCTCGAATACAAAGAAGGCAGCATGAGCGGATTTGAGATACTGAGTGACATTACATCATATCCAGATCTGTTTACCGCCCCTGAAAAGTTGGATATTTCTGACTTGTCAAGCAGACAGAAAAAATATGCTGAAGGTATGACAGATGTTCCTGACTATACATTTGGAGCAAATTATGTCAAAGTTACCTATGACAAAGTCAAGAAACTTGAGGGCAAAACTGATATCGAGTTTAGGCTTCTTTTTGGCAAAACAGGCCAGTATGGTGCTTGGGGCTGGACAGGCTCAATTTTTGCAAATGTTAAGGGCGGCGAAGTCGGTGGCAAGAGAGAAATGGAACTCACTTCTTATGTACAGTCAGATGTAACACCTATAACAGTTTCAGATACATAATTTTTAGGAGGATAAAACAATGGCAAAGACAATCAATTTCAATTACGAAGGTCAGCATTACGTTCTTGAATTTTCCAGAAGAACAGTAAGACAAATGGAAAATAACGGCTTCACTCTGAATGATCTCTCAGACAAGCCAATGAACACTCTGAACGAGCTTTTTGCAGGTGCTTTCAAGAAAAATCACCGCAACGTAAAGCCTGAACAGATTGACAAGATGCAGGCTCTTTTCGCTGATAAGGACAAGCTTATAGAGACTCTGTTCTCAATGTACAGCGAAACTATCGAGACACTGACAACAAATGACCCTGCTGAGGATAGGGAAAATTTGATAACCTGGAGCGTTGGAGAGTAGACAACGTTCCAAAAGAGCAAACATATACTCAAACATTTCTAAAAGCTTTGCCATTGTATTTATCCATAGGCATGACTGCCAAAGAGTTTTGGGAAGGTGACTGTTGTTTGGCAGTTGCCTTTCGCAAAGCTGATGAGATGACACAAAAAGCAAAGAGAGAAAAGGACAATTTCAATGCATGGCTAACGGGACTATATGTTCAAGAAGCTATCACAAGTTGTTTTTCAAAAGACGGCAAATATCCCGATAAACCGCATGACATTTTCAAAGCCGACAAGGATCCTGAAAAAACGTATGATGACATCATGCGAGAAAATGCGGAGAAATTCAGGAAATTTGCAGAATCATTTAATAAAGGAAGGGCGGCAAATAAGGGCAATTAAACAGACTTATTGCCACCCTTATTTTTTTTTATATAGGAGGTGAAAAAGTATGGGATTAGACATCGATAAGCTTAGTTTGAAAGTAGAAGCTTCGTCTGATAACGCTGAAAAAAAACTCGATAGGCTGATTGTTAGGCTCGAAACGCTAAAAAAGTCAGTGGGCAAACTTTCAGGGCTTGACAAGCTTTCCGAAAAGCTCAACAAAATAGCGGCAAGTGCCAATGCTATATCAGGTGTGGATAAGCTTGTAAAGCTTGTTGAAAGCGTTTCAAAGCTATCACAGATAAAGTCTCCGAATGTTACAAAGACCGTGAACAGCATCAAAAAACTCTCTGAGGCGTGCAATGCAGTAAGCGGCATGAGTAATGTGAGTGTGCTTAAAGAGAATATAACGGCTATTACAGAGGCGTGTAAGCCAATGCAGGAAATGGGTAAGAATAATCTTTCGCCATTCCTTAACAGCCTCAAAAAGATACCTGATATCACAAAGTCACTCGATACAGAGAAAATCAATGAGTTCGCAACGAGAATACGCCAGCTTACCACCGCTATAGAGCCGTTGACAATGCAGGTTTCAAAGGCGGAAAACGGACTTGTTGCACTAAATGGCATTATGAAGAGTTCAATTGCGAGAAATGGAAACCTTGCATCTGCAAATGCCGTAACTGTAAAATCCTATACCAGTTTGTCCTCAGTTTTTAAGGACGCAAGAATAAGAGCCGCCGCACTTTACGTCACAGTCAATAGGGCTGCAGATGCACTCGCCGATTGCTTACAATCGTCAAACGAGTATGTCGAAAACATCAACCTATTTACAGTAGCTATGGGCGATTATTCAGAAGAAGCATATAGGTATGCCGAAAAAGTAAATAGTCTGCTTGGTATTGATATTTCTGAGTGGATACGCTTTCAGGGCGTGTTCAAGCAGATAACAACAGGCTTTGGAGTTGCGGCTGAAAAGTCAAACATAATGTCCAAAAACCTGACGCAGATAGGCTATGATATAGCATCATTCTTCAACATCTCCATAGAAGATGCTATGCAGAAAGTTGAATCTGGTATTTCTGGAGAACTTGAACCGTTGCGTAGATTGGGTTATGCCCTTGACGCCGCAACACTTCAGCAGATAGCCTATGATAATGGTATTCAGCAGAACATCAACACCATGACGCAGGCTCAGAAATCACAACTGAGATACGTCGCTATTCTTCAGCAATCTACAAATGTTATGGGCGACATGGCAAGAACCATCGTCACGCCTGCAAACTCTATGAGAATTTTGCAGCAACAGTTTGAACAGTTAAAGAGAGCCATAGGAAACATTGTGAGCGTGTTTGCTGTGAAGATGATACCATATGTGCAAGTGTTTGTAAGACTTCTCACAGACGCCGCTAATGCCATTGCAAAGTGGTTAGGCTTTGAGCTGCCAACGATAGATTATTCTGAGGTTGGCAAAGGTCTAAGCAGTGTAACAGAGAACGCAGATGATGCAACAGAGTCTGTCAAGGAAACAAAGAAAGCGTTGCTTGCACTTGCTAGCTTTGATGAGATAAATCAGCTCAATCTTGACAAGAACAACGGCAATGACAGCGGAGATACCACAGGCAACAAATATGATCTCGGCATTGATTTGCCTGAATATGACTTTCTTGCAGGACTTGACAAGCAGACGGACGCACTTTACAAAAAAGTCAAAGCTCAGCTGAAAGAGCTCTACAACTGGCTCAAAAAGCACAAGGATATGATTAAAGTCATTGCAGGACTACTGGCAACAGTATGGGCAGTAAATAAGCTTGCTAACCTGATTAATTGGGTGAAGAAGCTTAAAGGGGCGTTTGGAGCATTAAAAATTGTCAAAGATTGTACGAGTTGGCTATCAAAGCTTAAAGCGGTTGGAGTAGGAGCAATTTCAGGTATTGTCGGTGGTTTTGCAGGGTTTGATTTCTTCAAAAAGCTTGCGAAAGGCACGTTGGATTGGAACAGCGCACTTGTTGATACAGGCATAGCTGTTGGAGCTATTGCAGCGGCATTTGCAATCGGAGGGCCTATTGCAGGCGCAGTTGCTATAGTAGGAACGCTAACTGGTGCATTTATTGGTCTGTACAAAGGTGCAAGAGATGCCAAAATGGAAATAGTCGGACTTTCTGACAATGGCGGTACTAAAATATCTGAAATTGCGGAAGCATTTGGAGCTCAGTGTGACAAAATCATTGAAGCCAAAAAAGCTGTTTCTGAATATAAAGAAACAATCACAAGCAATCAAGACAAAATAGATCAAGCTGTTGGCAATTTGAACGATTTTGGAGACAGGCTAAGTGGACTTAAAGGAAAGCTTACAGACGCCGATAAAGAAAATATAACATCTGGGTTTGAAACAATAGCCACCGCTATCAAGGACAATATTGGTGCAGAAACACAAGGCATTATCGACAATTTTAAGTCTGCAATGGACGGATTACCTGATAATCTAAAAACAAACATACAAAGCAGTATCAGCGAGCTAAACGCTCTAAATTCTCAACTTTCAGGCAATGTTGACAAGGCACAACAATCCATAAACGATTATTATAATACTATATGGAATGGTGGCACGCCAACAGACGAGCAAACCGAGAATTTCAACAAAGCGACAAAATATTTTCTGTCAAAATCGGTTGAAACATCTGACGCATATAAGGAGTACAAGGAAAACTTATCAAAGATTGATTTATCCAAAATCGACTTTGAGGATTTTGATACGTTCAAAAGTTCTATTCAAGACGTTCAGAACAATGCAAATTCAGCAATAACTGCAATAAGTAACGCAAAAAAAGACTCTCTTGATTATATCGAAAGCCTATACCAAGAGACGATAGAACAACATGATCTCGGTTGGGTATCTGATGCACAACTTGCACTTGCAAAAGAAACATTTGAAAATGCAAAAAAGAACATCAACGATAGTGCAGATGAACAGACAAAATCAGTTAAGGACGGACTTGGAAAGATTTTAGGTCAGGCACAGTCGCAATTAAACACAGCTATTGATGATCAAGCTCAGTTTTTTGCGCAGCAAGAAACTACGAATGTGTATGGCGATTATCTTCAGTGGACAGATGATGCTTGGAAGTATTTTAACGATAGCTATAGCAATAACATTAAAGAGCAAAAGAAAAATTTCAGTGATCAGCAAGATGTAATAAAGAAAGCTGCCAAAGATACAAAAGTAAACCTTGGTGAATATGTCAAGGCGCTTAGCCCGTCAAACATTGACCTCAATCATGCTGACATAGGCGGTTGGGGCAAGGTAATTGCCGCCAAAAAAGGTGCAAAAACAGGCGATTGGACTGATTACGGAAAAGAAATGGCCGCACAGCTATCAAAGGGAATTGAATTGGGTACTGACGGCACTATTAAATCTGTAAAAGGAATGACCAGCAGTTTGCTCAATGAATTCACTTTGGGCGGCGAAAATTGTGTTGCAGGTTTTGCAAACGCTTTGTCCGACAAGGAAAAGAAAGCGTTCGCAGCTGCAAATGACCTCGGACTTAGCAGCTTGAAGTCATTAAAGCTTGCACTTGATGAGCATTCTCCGTCAAGAGAAACGCACCAAATCGGTGTCTTTTTCCTCCAAGGCTTCATGAACGGCATAAAATCGCTGTCAACGTTTATGAACACTTACGTAGCAAAAACAGCAAAATCAGCCGTTACAACATTTGATACAAAGTCCACGACAACCTCAATTGGTATCAAATTTATAGACCGCTTTAAAAACGGAATTGACCTGAGAAAAAATAGCCTCATCAACGATATAGTTGACATTTTCAACACAATTCTCGACAAGGCAGATAGTTTCCACGTCCAGTTCTTCAATTCGTTCAATAGTGCGGTACCTGCAATACAGATAGCCTCAAATGGCATTCTCGCCGCTATGGGGCAAGCTGTATCTATACCACAGATAAGCTATACAGCACCTGGATATCGTGTGCAGGGATATGCAAATGGCGGTTATCCTGCGACAGGTCAGCTATTTGTTGCAAGAGAAAACGGCACACCTGAAATGGTCGGTTCTATCGGTAGCAGAAACGCCGTTGCAAATAACGATCAGATCACCGCGGCAATCAGTCAAGCAGTATATCAGGCAGTGCGTGAGGCAAACCGAGATACTCAGAACAGCGGTAGCAGAAACACTGAAATGACAGTTAAAATCGTGCCCGACAAGAACAGCTTCGTAAAAGTTGCTGTTGACGGGATAAACGATACAACCAGACGGACAGGTAAAAGTCCGTTGCACTAAAGTGAGGTGGTGACACAATGCTAAAATTCGACGGTGTAGAAATGCCTGTACCTGCAGATTTGCAGGTACAGAACAACAAAATCTGGTCGGATAATACAGGACGTTCAGCAAACGGAAAGCTTGTTGGCGATATGGTGTGCATAAAGAAGAAATTAATCATATCGTGGGTACACCTCACAGGTGAGCAAGCCGCATTGATAAATCAATACATTTCTAACGTAAGCAAGCCGTTTTTCAGCGTGACATTTACAGATGAAACATTTGTTGAGCAAACGTGCACCATGTATGCAGGTGACACAAAATATGATGTGCTAAAGTGGGTCTCACCGATGAAGTATCTGAAAAATGTTGCAGTAGACCTAATCGAATGCTAGGAGGCGGTGAATATGTATACTGTGCAGAATGAAACCGTCTCTCAGCGTATCGAGAGCTATTGCCGTACTTGGAGGTTGTGGATAGAGAATGCAGAGGACATTATATCAGGCGACAGCATTATGTCAGCTGATAGCTCCATGCAGGCAACAAGCCTTTCCGATGACATCGAGCTGGGTGCCGTGTGTTCGCAATCGTGGAACGTGACCATAAGTGACATTGAAACAGCGTTTCTCGGCAAAGAGTATGACACATATCTGTATCTCGTAGACTACGAAACTAGCGGCATACTTGACGACGAAAAGATACCAATGGGACATTTCACCTGCGTTAAGTCGAAAAAGTCGGGCGGCAGTGTTCAGCTGACAATGGCGGATAGATTATATTTTTCCGACAAGCCATATGTGCCGCATATTCCTATGCCAAACTGGAATAAAGCTGTTGAGGACGACATTTGCAGACAGCTTGGTTTGCAGAATGGAAATGATTATACGGAAGTCAGGCTACTGCGTGACAAGAACGGCAGGCGGTTGATAGATAAGAACGGCAAGGTGCTGTACTCAAAGTATTTCTATTTCAAAGTCAGCTCCGTGCCAAAAGACGTGACCATGCGCCAAATGCTGTCCTATCTGGCTTCTGCACAAGGTCAGTTTGGTTATGTTGACAGGTACGGAAAGTACGTCCGCAAATGGTACGGCTCGAGCGTGAAAACGTTGGATAACAACACAATAGACCTGCCCACACTCAGCGAACGGCAGAACGTTATCGTGGGCATTATCTGCAAAGTGAGTGATGATGTAACGCTGTCGCTTGGTGTGACAGATACAACACAGGGACGTGTGCTAGAGTTTGAAAATCCATACATGACCGAATCACTGCTTCAATCTCTGTGGCGCAGAATAGGAGGATTTTCATGGTACACTACCGAATTGTACCACAGACTTGGTGACCCACGTTTCGACATAGGTGACGTGGTGACCTACATCAACGGCGTAGACAGCTATGATATACCAATAACGAATTTAGGATTTACCTTTGACGGCGGACTGAGTGCTGATATTTCGGCGGTAGGTTTGTCGGTAGAAGAACAGCTTTAAGGGGGCGAGATAATGGCTGATGAAAATTTCACATTGGCGCAGGATATCACTGAAAATGACTATCCTATGCAACACGCAGGCGAGGAAATCGATGAGATACTGAGCCGAGCCGGCAAGATACACTATGGCACTGTGGAACACAAGATGACGGGAGCAAATGCGCTTATGCGGATACCGCTTGAACTGACCTTTGCGCCTAAGCAGGTCATAGCAACGCTACGGCAGACAGACACACCAACACCATACAAGACGTTCTGTACTCACGTTAATGGGTCGGGAAAGTCGTACTATCTGAACGTTTGCATGGGAGCTACTAATGGGTCAACAGTGGAAAACGTGCCAACAGGAACATACTATGTTGACTACATTGCAATAGAGTAAAGAGGGGTGATTAAATGACGATAACGCTAAACACAGATTACGATGTAACACTGAACACAGCCCTTTTGGGCTATGTTGGTGAAACTAATGCCCGTCCCGTGTCTGTCAAGGGCATGGAGGTAGACGGCGCAGACCGCTATGTGCTGACTATCGACTACGGTGACGGCACTGCCTATGAGGTCGATATCACAGGCGGACAGTGGACACCTACGGCAGATATACTGCGTTCAGCGCAGACAATATCGTGTCAGATATGTGCAAAAAAACTGTCAGGGCAGGAATATATCCTAGTAAAAAAATCACGCATATTCCGACTGCGAATAGGTGCAGCTATCGGTGATACAGCTATCCCGTCACCTGATGTGGCGGTGGACGCACTAGACCGCATAGACGCCATAGGCAGACAGGCGCACGCAGATATGCAGACAGCCGTCACCGCCGCAGAAACGGCGACAACAATGGCAAATAACGCCGCTAAATCTGCCACGGCCGCAGAGAAATCAGCTGATACGGCAACACAGGCGGCTGAACGTGCTGAGACCGCAAAAACAGCGGCTGAAACGTCCGCAACGCAGGCAGACGCTGCAAGGCAGGGTGCAGAAACTGCACGTGCTGAGGCGGTCACTGCACAGAACACCGCCAAGATATCCGCAGCGCAGGCGGCAACATCAGCACAGCAGACCACAGCCGACAAGAACATAACGGCAGGCTATGCTAAAACTGCAAAGACGGCGGCTGACAGCACTACGGCAGACAGACAGGCAGTGCAGGAAATGGCAACGCAGGTCACAGCCGACAAGGCTACAGTGGCAGAAAACGCCGCACAGGTTGCCACAGACCGCAAAGCTGCTGAAACTGCTGCACAGACAGCGCAGGCGGTGGCTGACAGTCTGCCTGAGGACTACGTGACGGCAGTCAGTAAGATAGCTGAAAATACAGCTGAAATAGGACGTATAAAGCTGACGGATAAAGAATTGACAAGACGTGTAAATGCACTGTACGACATTGGTCAGGGTGTGACGCATAGGTTTGAAACGGACACAGATACGGCATATGCAAAGACAGTGCCTACGGGCGGTAAGCTGATGTCGGTGAAGAGTGTTGGTGGTAGGTCTATTGTATGGAACCAGCTAATATCACAGATTGTCGAAAAAACATCTAATGGTATTGCAACTACAAAAATTGATAGCAAATCGCTGCATATCAGTGGCACGTCGTCAGCGGTTTGTTTTATACCGATATCCCCGGTACAAACCGGAATTTCAAATCATAAATATTTATTCCATTCGCACGCCAGTGATACTACTGCGCTGTCTAGTGGTACGGGTTTTTACAACGATAACGGCGGAAATAGGTGGCATGAATACGGCAAAGGTATAATATTTACAATGGATGGAAATGGTACAATTGCAATTGCGTTCCGTGTAAATTCTAATATAACTGTAGATTTTTCAATCACGCCACAGATTTATGACCTCACCGCCATGTTCGGAAGCGAAAACGAACCCACAAGCGTGGAAGAATTTGAGGAAATGTTTCCAGCCGATTACTACCCATACTGTGCTGGGGAGGTTGTCAGTGCTGGGGTTGAGAGCGTTGTGGAGCAGGGACGAAATTTGTGGGACGAAGTATGGGGAGTTGGTTCGATTAACGCATCTAGTGGCAATGACGAAGGTTCAAAAGAGGCTATATATTCAAAAAACTATACGCCAATTATACCAAATTCAACCTATATCTTCGTGTACGCAGGTAGTGCCAAAATTGAAAATGTGAAAACCAGATTTTATGACCATAACAAAAAGTACATTGGCTATAACGACAACAACGGGCAAATTGTCTACCCAAACAAAGCATTTATAACCCCATTAAACGCATTCTATGTTCGTTTTACGCTTCCGCCAGACTATGGCAATGTTTACAAAAATGATATAGCATTGATAGCTGATAGTTCGGGAACCTACGTCCCATATCACCGCAACGAACACCCAATCCCCGAAGCCATCAAAGCATTGCCTGGCTACGGCTGGTCGGCAGGAACGGCACGAAACTACGTTGATTATGAGAATAAACGATACGTTCAGTGCGTGAGCAGCGTTGATTTGGGAACGCTGAATTGGGTTGCAGGTGACAGTGGGAAAGTAGGTTTTCAAACATCGCAAGTTACAGGGCAGAAATTGACAAAGAATTATAACATTCTGCCAAACATCATCTGTTCAAAATATTTGGCGAAAACGCAGAATGCTATGTGGGGCAAAACCAGTGTAACAGGTATAACGACTAATGCTAGCGTTGACGGATATGTATATGTCAACGATACGTCCTACACCGACGCCACCGCATTTAAACAGGCAATGCAGGGTGTTATCCTGTACTACGAATTAGCAACGCCAATCGTAACCGACATTTCATCGTTAATACCTGATGATTTTCTGAGGAACATCGAGGTAGAGGCAGGCGGTTCAATCACGTTCAAAAACAGCAATGACAGCTATCGAATACCAGTGCCGTCGGAAGAAGAATATATCGTGAAGCTGAGTGAAGTAGGAGGTACAACATGACAGATTTACAGAGAAAAATGGCTGAGAAGCTAGGGCTATCCACCGAAGATTTTGAAAAACCTACAGTGACCGAGCAGGACAAAATAATGGCACAAGTGCTATACACAGCCGCTATGACAGGCACGCTGATAGGTGAGGAGGGCGAGTGATGTATTACAGCATTATTAAACGTTTCTATGATCTGGGCGTGTATTCGCTGGCAAAGGTCAAAGATTTTGTCAAGGCAGGCGTTATTAGTCCGGAGCAGTTCAAAGAAATCACAAAGGAGGTATACCATGAAGCAGAAGTTAGCAAAACTCATTGATGTAAAGTCCATTGTAACGCTGTTCTTGACAGCGGTGTTTTGCGTGCTGGCACTTCGACGCACGATCTCAGCAGAGCAGTTCATCACGGTGTTTACGGTGGTGATCTCGTTCTATTTCGGCACGCAGAGCGCCAAAAGAAAGTCAGGTGATGACGAGTGACGGAAGCAATTATCGTTGCACTGATAACAGCTGCTTCGGCGGTAGTGTGTCAGCTTGTCATAGCATCTAACAGTCGTAAGACTATGCAACAGGCGCAGTATGATAGCCAAAAGCTTATCGAGTACAAGATTGATAAGTTGTCTGAGCGTGTGGATAAGCACAACAGTGTTATTGCTCGCACCTATAAGCTGGAACAGGATTATGCTTTGATCGACGAGAAAATCAAGGTGGCTAATCACAGGATTGATGATTTAGAAAGGAAGTAATTTTTATGGCAAAGACATTCAAGGGTATTGACGTTTCACAGTATCAGCACAACATTGACTTCAAGAAGGTCAAGGCTTCGGGGGTCGATTTCGTTATCATTCGTGCAGGCTATGGCAAGTACGCTAATCAGAAAGACCCATATTTCGAGAGGCACTACAAGGCAGCAAAGGCGGCAGGGCTAAAGGTCGGTGCTTACTGGTACAGCTATGCGGCAACTGTCGCTGAGGCAAAGGCAGAGGCTCAGACCTGTATCAACGCTATCAAGGGCAAGACGTTTGAGTATCCGATATACTTCGACCTTGAGGAGCGTTCACAGTTCGCAAAGGGCAGAGCATTTTGCAACAGCCTTGTCAAGACTTTCTGCAATGCACTTGAACACGCAGGCTACTGGGCAGGACTGTATATCAGCCGTTCGCCTTTACAGCAGTACATATCTGCCTACGTCGCTAAGAGATACGCTCTGTGGGTCGCTGAGTACGGCTCACGCTGCAACTACGGCAGAACATATGGTATGTGGCAGTACACAAGCAGGGGCAAGGTCAGCGGTATCAGCGGCAATGTTGACATGGATATCTGCTATGTGGACTATCCTGCGAAGATCAAGGCGGCAGGGCTGAACGGCTTCAAGAAGACCATCAGTTCGACCACAAAGCCGTCTGCAAGCCATGCCAAGAAGACAGTAACGTACACTGTAAAGCGTGGAGACACGCTCTCGGGCATCGCACGGCGCTACAAGACCACTGTTGCGAAGCTTGTCAAGAACAATGGTATCAAGAACCCGAACATTATTTATGCAGGGCAGAAAATAAAGATTAAGTAGGTAGTAAGACAGCCGACAGGGATTATTCCTTGTCGGCTGTTTTTGTTTTAAAATAACTGTTGATTTATATATAATAATGTGATATAATGTAAAAAACAACGG